TGAAGCTGAAGCTGCAAAGGACGCGCTCGAACATTTAAAAGCGCGGTCTGCTCAGCACAGCATGTCGCGTCAGCTGTGTCTGGGCAGTTCACCTTTGACGATGTGGAAGCGTTGCTGGACGCTGTGGGCTGTTCTGATGCTGAGTCTTGCCCTCGCCACCGTCACCTCGTGGATTCGCTTGATTCGATTTTTGGGCGCGATAGTCCTATTCCCGATACACCTTATGACTTTAAGGGTGAGGGGTTATCGGGTCCAACCACTCTTCAGGAAATTTTGTGCTCTTGTGGGCATCGTCACGCTCGTTGCCGTGATGGGCCAGGCGCATTGTCTTATCATGCACCACACCATTGCCACACTTTGCCTGGGTCTCTTTGGCCACTTGTGTGTAACAACAATCCTTTTTATGCGGGACCTCAGCCGCGTAAGAGGGCTTTGGATGAGGATATCACTGATGAGGACGTGTCCAACCGAGATTTGGACTCAGAGTCGTCTAGCACTAAAGATCGTCGGACCAACTGACGGTCGTGATGACACTGCCTCCACTGTTGACCTCCGTCATCGTTTCGATCACGTCACGACGTACGATGTTGCACACCCTTCCCTTCTCTTCCGTGCTGCGTGGAATATTATGCAGTTCGGGTGCTGTTCACTTGAGTGGTTTGTCGGCCACCCAGTTTGCATGCGTGTAGATGACGTCTTAGATGTCAAGCTCTTTGGCTCATTGGTCTACGGCTGCAGTTTAGATGTGTCACCCTCGTTGGCGCGTCAAATAAAAATAGCACGAAACACTCCACTGACTATGACCTTGACCCAAGTGCGTGACTTGGTTGAGCGAGCAGCTGCGAACGAAGGATACTCGAATATTAATTCCTTCGCACCGCATGACACGCAGGGCGAATTGCGCCTAAACACCGCCCGCTATGTTCTGGCAACTCACGCCCTCTATCGTGAGGAGCTCGAGCAGGCGGGTTTTTGACCGCATCGGCAGTTCCGGGACGGTGGTGGTTGTTTGGTTATCGGGTAACTGATGGGGTTACGCCAGCTTTGGGTGAGGCAGCTAGTGATGTTTCTATTGTTGTGAAAAGTCGTGATCAACGTGACATTCCAACAAATGTCGCTCTGCCAATCGTCATCGCTGGGGCTGTGCCGCCACACCCAGATTTAACCAATGCCACCACGGCTATTGCCGGTGTAGTTAAGCGTGTTGCACGCAAATTACCCAAAATCGACCGGGGCAAACTTAAGCGGTTCCGCGAGTTTGTCCGACTATGGCTAAAGAAAAACCTTCGACCTTTAGCTACCGACACCCATGTCAATTTCCATGAGTGGGTGATGTCGAGGCCATACTCTCTGGCTCGTAAGAGAGAGCTGATCCGGAAGTATTTAGCCGTAACTAATATTTCTGATCCAGCGAAGCGGTATTTCGAGCTGAAATGCTTTGTCAAGGATGAATTTTATCCGGAGTTTAAGCACGCGCGTGGCATTTATTCGCGCAAAGATGAATTTAAGTGCTATTCGGGTCCTTGGTTTTCAGCTATTGAGCATGTGTTATTCAAGATGCCCTGGTTTATCAAGTATGTTCCCGTTCACGAGCGAGCCAATGTTGTTCGTGAGCGACTTGAGATGCCCGGGGCACTCTACATGTTCACCGATTTTACTGCTTTCGAATCATCCTTTGTTGCAGAGTTCATGGAAGCGTGCGAGTTCGAGTTGTACGGCTACATGATGCGACAGACGGTGGATGGGTCAGCTGTGTGGAAAGTCATGTGTGAAGCCATTATGGGCCAGCAGAAGATGAATTTTAACGAGTTTGTCGTCCGGCTGCGGGCCCGTAGGCAGAGTGGAGAGATGTGTACGTCACTTGGGAATGGGTTCTCTAATTTGATGTTGGTGTTGTTTGCTGCTTCTGAGGAAGGTATGTTGGAAGCGACGGTTGGGTTTGTGGAGGGAGACGACGGGTTGTTCCGTACGCCCCGCCCTGACCTACTGGAAAAACATTTAACTAGCTTGGGCTTTTCGGTCAAGCTGGGCACCACCAATGACCTGTCCCGCGCGAGTTTTTGTGGTATGTTATATGACACGGTGAACGGAGCCGTGGTAACAGATGTTCGCGAGGCTTTGTGTACATTTGGTTGGGCGCCGCGTAAATACGGGCGTTCCAAGATCTCTAAGCTCTTGGCTTTACAACGTGCCAAGGCGCTGTCCATGGCCTATTCGTATCCGAAGTGTCCTATGTTGACACCATTTGCCCTGAAGGTTCTAGAACTGACTTCAGGTGTGTCTGATCGTGACATGTACAAATGGGCAAACAAGGTAATGAACCAGTACGAATTTGGACAGTTTCTTGAGGCTTTCAAGGCGAAGCGTGAGTATGCCGTGGATATTTCTTTGTCCGCTCGCGCTTTGGTTGCAGAGGAGTTCAATGTTCCTATTACTCTGCAATTGGCATTTGAGCGCAGGATTGCGCAGATGTCGACTTGTGGGCCTGTCGTGGCACCTGAACTGTTAGCCTGTTGTCCAGCAATCTGGGAATCTAATTGGCACCGCTATGTTGTAGTGGGTGAGCAACCAGAGATCAGGCGCAGTCGTGTCACTGGCGAAGTCCAGTTCTTAATGAAACTACGTAAGGAGAATGATGTCCCTCTCTTCTCCGGGGCAGCTCTTGCTGCGTAACCGTCCTACCCCACCCCCCCTTATCCTTAGATCTGGTGTGGG